CGTGTATAAGTGCTGTACAAGCCATTTTATTGTTTTTTTTATTAGGTTAAGGGAGGAGAGGTTTTACCCCCTCCTTCCGTATTATTTATTTATTATGACTGTCTTACGATATCAGCTCCTGTACCTGTTTGTACACCTGCTGAGTAACGAGCAACCATTCTAATATTATCTGAACCATCTAAAGTAGCCATATCCATCAAGTTGATTCTTGTAGCATCACTTAAAAGATCAGTTCCAAAGAACATATTTGATTTTTGAGCTACTACCATTTGATTTTCTTCCATCCCATTACAAACAGCCAATTTGTACCCTTCAAACATTGGAACGTAATCTCCATTCATATTGTAAGCATTTACATATCCTAAAGTAGATACTGCTGAAATGTAGTATTGGTAACTTCTTTGACTCAAATAAATATGTAAGTCCTCTTTTCCTAAAGTTGTTGTAGGAATATTTGCTACTGCTGACTGTAAGTTAGCAATAATATTTCCTGCTGTATAAGGTACTGCTGCTGCTGCATCTTGAACAACTGTTGGGTCTGGTCCTGGTAATAAAAGCCCTGTTACTGCTCCTAAGAAGCCATTGAATTGTCCTGCTACATTAGTTCCACTCCATATAGAGTTCTCAGTTGCTTCAGCTATAATTTCTCCCATATAAGAGATAACGTAATCATCAAAAGATGCAGGAGGTGGTGCGCCTGCTCCTGCTCTCATTTGTAGAGCTTCCCAAGAAGAAAGTAAAGTTTCTTTACAAATATCCATATTTACTTGTAAGTTTTTAGGCTCTAATACTTTTTCAGTTAAAGCTAAAGTTCCTGCTGCTGTAAAGTCGCAAGTAGCGTCTACTACAGAATTTACTGTTTGATTAAGAGCTTGGATGTTGCTCTTAAATTTAATGTTTTCTATCATTGTTAGATAGTCTAACGAGTTTGATGATTTTAAAGCTGCTGAGATGTAGAATCCTGCTGCCTTACCCGCAAAGTTTGAAGCTACTGTAATTGCCATAATTTTGTTTTTTTTAGTTTATGTTATTAGTTATGTAAGTTGTATAAGAACTTTTCTTGTTTTGTCATTCTTCTTAAATCTTGTGCAGTTGGTGTTGCTCTTACTGAACTAAATTTATTTGTGTCTAAAGGTGCTGATGCAGGTGCTTCTGCTAATTCAGTCTTTAATTTATCATTTTCAGCTTTTAACTTTGTTAATTCGTCTTCTGCTGAGAATTCAACTACTTCTTTTGTAGTTATAGTTTTAGGATTTGTAGAAGGCTCTGTTACTTCTTCAGCCATTTCTTCAACCTCATCATCTCCTCCTTCTTTATTTCTTTTAAGGTCAGCTACAGCATCTTCTAAGTTCTGAATACGCTTTTCCATACCTGCCCAATCAGCTACATCAGCTTCCTTACCATCATCTTCAGCTAATTCTTCTTCAACTACTTCTTCTTCAGTTTCGCTTTCGATAACTTCAGCAACAATACCTTCTTCCTCAACTCTAAAAGATACTCCTGTATCTGTCTTGTAAGTTCCGATTGGCAATAAAATTGTCGTGCCATCTTCAGTTAAAACGCTGATATCCACACCTGCTTCTAATTCTTCAGCAGTTGAAACGAAAATAGTTCCATCTTCCGATTTTGCTTGCCAAGCTAAAGACACTTCTGTTTCTTTGTCAAGTCCAAGTGCTACTAATATTTGATTCTTTAAATCCATAGTTTAATTTTTAGGTTCTATATATAATAGAAAGGTTGGTTACTTGTTTGATTTTGTGATTATTTCGTTTAGTGCCTTAAGTATTTCTTCATTGGTTGGTTGTACGTCTGACATAGATTCCATCTTGTCCGTAAAGTAGCCTTCAATACTTAATCCTTTAAGCTCCCCATCTTTTATCTTACTCCATAGGTCATCATTCTCTATTTTCATTTTTACAAACCAAGTGCCGTTAGGTAAGTCGTAGCCGTATAACTTAGACTTATCCATATCACCTTCCTTAATCCAAGATTCAACTGTTAGAACACCTGATACTCTATCTTGATGTTGGTATGTAGCTTTGTGGTGATTGTTATGTTTCAAATACAACTCAGAAGCCTTACGTACTGTTTCTTTTGAAAAGTAAACATAGTAATCTTTTTGGGTATTAGGATTATGTCTGAAAATATTTTTATTAGGAATAAGTGCCGGACTAACTAGCATTCTTTTCTCTTCATCAACCTTTGCAAAAGTCAAGTTGTTTTTCTCTTTACCAAAGAATACAAAGTCTTGCTCTATTGCAGGACTTGTAACTAAACTGATTGCATCAATAGCTAGTTCTTGTGAATCGTCTGCAATTATTAGCTCAACTATAGAAGTAGTCTTTTCTTCTTCATAGTAGTCTTTATTAGCTTCTTCACATTCAGCTACTGTATCATATTCACAGCTTCCTGTCTTTCCCCATTTGTATTTTCCGTTTTCACATTCTTCGCAAGGCATAGTAGTCTTTTTTATATAATAGATAAATTGTCGTTCTGTTTGATTTTAGATTGTAGCTCTTCTTCTAATATTTGCAAGCTGATTCTGACTGTTTGTCATTTCGTCTGTTAATACAAAGGCTTGAACAGGCTCAGGGGCTACACCTCCACTAATATCAAAAGCTCCTGACATCATTTGTGGGGCTGGTGCTGATGGTGCAGAGCCTCCTCCTCCTCCTCCTCCTCCTGGAACATCTGTTGATAATATAGTCCTTACATTATTTAAACCTGCTGCAATTACGGCTGCACCTGATACAAAGCCTAAAGTACCTCCCTGAGCAAATGCTTTATTCGCACCTACATAAGTATCTATTACTGCACTTGCTACGGCTAAAGCTTTGTTATCCCCTGCTAAAGAACTTAATGCTCCTGCAAGTCCTGAGAACGCTTCTAATTGAGCATTTACATTTGCTTGTACTAATAAAGACTTCTGCTTTTCGTATTGCTTAGTAATAGCAGTAGTATCTACTCCTGATTTTACAGCTAATCTTTTCTTTTCTTCATAAGCTAATCTAAGTTCTTCTAATTCTTTTTGTAGCCCTGAAGTTCCTTCTGCTAAAGATTGTTCTCTACCGAGTCTTAATTCTTCTTCTAGTGCTACTTGATTAGTCTTTTGTTCGGATATTTGCCCTGTAATAGATTCTTGAAGTTCAAGCATAGCAACTTCAGCTTGTCCTAAAGCTATCTTAGTTTCTGTTGTATCGTTTAATAAGTTGGCTGCTTTTGCTGCATCTAATTGAATCTGTAGTTGTGCTTTTTGGGCATCTGATTGTTTAGCTAGTATTTTACTCAGTTCTTCATTGGCTGCTATTCTTACTGCAAAAGTCTTTGAAACATCATCTCTTATTTGTCTTTGAATTTCAGCATCTCTTAAATTCTCTGCATTTAATTTAGCAAATTGAATTTGTGATAATAGTGCTGCCTTATTTAATTCTGTGATTGCGGCTGCTTGTTCAAGAGTTTTTTCTGTGTATTCTACAATAACTTTTGTAGCCTTATCAAAAGCATTGTCTATTCCTGTTGCTACATCAACCATCTCCTTACCTGCTAATTTAGCAAATTCTGCTGCTTCTTTAAATTTACCAGCAAATAATGAACTTAATGCACTCCCTACATAGCCGAAAGTTTCTAAAAGACTATTGAACCTTTCTATAAGGTTGTCTTGTATCATATCCCCAAATTCCTTTAGAGATTTTTGAGGGTCTTCAAATAGTGCTTTAAACGCCTTAGTTACAGGTTCTATGTTATCATTTATCACTTTAAACAAGTCATTGAAAGCAATACTTAAAGCAGTCATTCCAGTTTCAAATGCGTCTAATACTTGTTGATTCTTACTGAAGACTTCCATTAACTTAGCAAGTAACGCAACTATAATACCTATTCCTGCTGCCTTTAATGCTACGCCTACACCTTTAACAGCAGTTCCAATACCTTTAAATCCTTTTTTACCTTTTTTAGTAGCACTATCAAGCTTTTCAGTTTGCTTTACAACATCACCTAAGTTTGACTTTACTTCTAATTCTAACACTTCCTTTGCCATAGTTTTATTTTATAAAGTTACTCCTGTTTTTATTTGTGTTAATTTAATATCGCAAACCCAATCTAATGTCATATTGTTTGCCCCCCTTACATTTACTTTAAAATTACCACCTGAAATTGATGTAGTAGCAACCCATCCTGAAGTAGTTCCTGAAGTCTTGATAACATCTCGTTCTCTTTGAATACTTAATACTCCTGATTTGTTAATTACAACCCCTCTTTCAATAGCTGACCAATAATCTCCAACTGCTCCTGGAACACCTGCACCACCACCACCAACTCTAACGGCTAAACAAGTTGCGTGAAAATACATAATAGTATTGTCAGGGATTACAAAATAACTTAATGCTGTATTGTTTAAATTACTTGCTAAAGTTGAACCACTTGTAGTCTGTTTCCCATACATTAAATGAATGCTTTGTCTTTCAGCTAAATTGTCATCAGGAGCGTTACCACCCAAGACAATAGAGTTATCGGCTGTAGCTTCTCCTAAAGTACCTGATACGTTAGCATTGTTTATTCCATTTGCTATTACGTTTTGGCTTCCTGTTATAATACTATTTCTTGACAAACCTCTAACAGTATTATCTTCACCCATTACTAAGGTGTTGTTAGTTCCTGTTTCTGTTGAGTTTCCTGAACCATAAGTCTTGTTGTTCTCATTTGCAACACCACTATTTAGATTTGTATTGTATGTAAAAGTTGAGCAAGTTCCTAAAGCTTTATTATAAGTATATCCGTAAGCTTCACATTGTAATTGATTAGGAGTTACTTCATTCGTTCCGTCAGTAAAGGTTACAACACCTAGTACTGAAATTGATGCAGGCTTTACATTGAATCCTATTAAGTATGGTATATTTTCTCTTGACATTATGGTATAAGTATAAATTCAACTGTCGCTAAGTCGTTTGGTTTGTAGTCTATTTTGTTTACTCTGAAAACTCTGTTCTTGATATATACGGTATCATTGAATTTGAACGTATTGATATCAGCAGGACTTAGGTTTACCTTAATAGTCATAGTCCTAGTATCTGGATTATAAAGTTCTGAATAGTAAGGCAGCCAATACATATTGAATAAGTTATTTACTGTAGGTGCGCCAACTCCTGTCATAAGTTGGCATTCTCCAAAGTGAAAATCTCTAGTGTCAGTTAATAAAGGCGGACTTGAAGTTATTGTCGGTATATCTGTTAAATGACTAAACTGTAAGAAGTCTGTTTCGGTATTAGAAGTAACGCCATTTTGAGCAGGTATATAATAATCTACCCCTGTAGGTTTTACTCCATTGTTATACATTATTCTAGGACTGTTATCAAAGCTATCAGAAGTTCCGTCATCATTCATAGAATAAACAGCAGGTGTTATAAAAGAAGGAAACTGTGACATTAAAGGCTTGACTACTGTAGCTGCAAAAGGTTCTGCAACAATTTCATCTTCACCAAATAAAATATTAAATTCATTTCCTGCATTAAACTTCTTACTTCCGTATAAATGACCACCAACTAAATTCTTATACTGATTAAACGAATAGTCGTCATCATCCTCAACAAACTTAAAAATAGTTTTTCTATTTAAGTCTGTTAAAGGTGTGAGCTTCATTTCCGATACATCTATCTTTTCAGTCCAATCGTGTTCAATACCTCTATTTGCGAGTGTATTCCCTGCTGTAGCTGTAGGTATAAAAACATCTGAATAAGGTTCAATCTTAATATTGTTAGGGTTGTCTTCATCAGGTAAAGTAACTAAGTTGAACATAGTAATCAATCCTTTTAAGAAATCCCATTGTCCTATTTCTTCTCTTAAAGTTAATAGTCCTGCTGTATTTACGAATGAACTTGATTGAACAAATACAGCTGAAGAAGAAAAGGCAGGTATTTCACTTTGTTGCACAAATGCATTTGCTGTAAAAAATTGTGCTTCTAATGTATCACCTGTATTAAGCACTATATCAAAAGAACCTGAATATGGTAGAAATTGACCTGCTCCAGTCATAAACCTCACAGCATAATCTATATCAGGTTGAGCAACTCCACCTATTTTATGAATCCATCTACATTGAGCTGATGCAGGTACTATAGTAGTATTTTCAAGTTTGAAATTATAAGAAACATTATACATTTCATTAGTTGTAGTAGCTGTTATAATGTATGTACTTGTATTGTAATTTGGTGGTAATGTTGAACCTGCAACACCACCTACTGAAGTTTCAGGTAATAACCTAAATGCTTTGTATGCTCCTGTTCCTACATTTGAAGTAGCCCCTGTTCCAAATACCCAAGAAGCAGCAAAAGTATTATTTGGAGTAGGAAAACCATTACCCCCCCAATTAAAGTCCATAAAAAGTTTCTTGAAGTCTGCGGTGTTAAAGAATGAGGACTCATAAGTAAAAGGAGTTGCTTGAAATATCCTGTCTATTAAATACTTGATATTTATAAAAGGTCTAAATGAACTTTCTAAGTTACGTAAAACAGGTTCACCTGAAGTAGCATCAACAGTATATTGATGATTCCAATCAACAAAAGGATATTTCACTGTGCTAAAGGCGTTTCTGAATCCTGATGTACTTGGATTCGTGTAAGTTATTCCTGTTCCTGAATCATTCCAACTATTAACAATTTCTGTTCTATTATACTCGTGTGCTAGTTCTGTAAAGTCTAAATCCCTGAAAGCTCCATCTCCTAAAACATCTGCTAATGCTACAACTTCAGAATAAAGGTTTACATTGTAACTTGTTTCTCCTTCCTTATCCGTTACATCTAACATTCTTAAATATCCTTCAAATAGAATAAATCCGTCTTGCTTTAAAACGCATTTTGTCTTCTTATAAGGATTGAATATTACACCGTCATAACTTCTTGTAATCTCAAATATATTATCAAATATTCTATTATTTCTTTTTGTTGCAGGAAGGTTAAAAGCCTTAGAATAAGACTGTACTTTTTCTGCGACATTTTTAAAGTCATCAACACTAAGACTTAAAGGAATATCTTCATCTTCATAGAGGTCGCAAATAACTTGTCCGTCTTCTATTAATTGAATAGCTCCTGAAGGTATTGCACCTATAACAGGTTGTATTGAAATATCTGTAATAGAAATGTCGTTATCAATAGTGTTAGTATAGGCAACCATTACTGTATCTGAAGTAGATTGAGCTGTAAAAGTATCTGTAAATGAAGCTGCAATAGTTGCTGTTCCTGTTCCGTATATACTGAATCCTGTTGCGTATTGCGTTACAATAGAACCTGAAACAAGCCCTGCAAAATTTATAGTAATAGTGTATTGTGCCCCTATTGTTAAATTAGAAAGCTTTTGATAAACACCTGAAATGCTTCCTGAACCTGCTACTGAATTTAGAATTAGTTTCCCACCACTTACAGAAGGATAAGAAGGATTACCTCCATTGTTCATTTTGAACCTATACCAAGTATTTGAAATACTAGGAGGTGCGTTAAACAAAGCTGCTCCATAGGGAGGGTTTAAAGTAGTTGTATAGCTTGGTGAATTGTTAAGATTCTGAAAGTTAATACCATTAACAATAAACTCAGTTGGCGAACTTGAAATTACATTGTAAAATCCGTTATAATTCTGAGGATATACTATTAGTTGAACGCTCATTATATTGACTGTGTTCTAAGTGTTTTGCTCTTTTCAACTTCAAAAGTGTATTGCATAAGTCTATCATTTGCTACAGTCTTTTTTGTAAAGCTTGAAGTTGTTAGCCTAACAGGAATAACATACTGATTCAAAGCAGGTTTTGTAGTATCTTCTTGGAAGCCTTTTAATATATATACTTCAGGACTATTTATAAGGTCTTCAAACCATTCTGATTCTGCTTCGCTAACAAAGTCTGTGTTCATTGTTATCTTTTCAGTTGCGTTTACTCTGAAGGCTTTTTTACCTCCCTTAAAACTATCTATTTTATAAGAAGACTGATTCCAACTACCTTCTAACTGTTGATATGTACTTCCTTTAGTTGAAATCATTTTAGTAGACTTCTGAGTAAAAGTGTAGTAATCCCAAACACCCCATTGATTCAACCAACAAAGTCTTATAGGTTCATATCCTTTAAGGTTAGGACAATTTATATTAATTGTTATCTTATCTGAAATTGTTTGATTTGATGAATTATAAGCCTGCACGAAATAATAACTTAAAGTAGAAGTAGCTGCTTGAAATGCAGCATTCCAATTTCTTAAATTTGCAGGAAAACAACCGAAAAACATTAATTGCTTATAAATTTTAGCATTCCAAGTAGTGACACCTCCGTTTCCAAAATTATTCTCTATTTGTATGGGTAATCCTATAGGCACTCCGCTATCATCATACATAGATACTGTAAAGTAAGAAAGTGTTGTAGCTGTTGGTAATGCTGCTTCTGGAGTGGACAAAAAGGATAAAGTTCCGTAATCATTAATATTAGCATATTGAGTAGAAGCAGCGTTTGTTAAGAATCGTCCACCTACTAAACCATTTCTTAATTGAAATCTTAAAGGGTCATAACCAAAATTAACTCCAATTAAGTCTAAAACGTCAGTATGTTTTAGGTAACCATTGAAAACCTGATAACTATCAGAATCAGTAATAAATCCAGTTATCAACTCACCTTGAGTATTAATAAATTCAATTTTAAATCTTACAAACAAGTAACGCATAGTATTTGAGTTCCTTGAATACTTATCAATCAAGTGAATAGGAACATTTGAATCAGATGGAATAACTGTTCCTTTATATGCACTACCTCTTCTTGCTAAGTTATCTGCATTTACAAAGCTTTCAATAATAGGTCTGAAGTCAAACATTCCAACTCCTGCATTATTTGGAGTAGTTCTGAAAGTTCCTACAATATCTGTTGTAGAAGATGGATTAGGAGGATTCCCTGAACTGATATATACTTCAGCAATAAACTTTACATTTGTGAAATTAGGAACTATAGAAGTATTCGATACTGTAAAAATTACATCTTGTCCTACAGTAAGCACATTATACAAAGGGTGTTGTTCTATTATTGTTGCCATTTATTTTATTATTGTTAAACTGTTAATTATATCTTCTTTTACACTTCCTAGTAAATCTTTGCCGAACTTTTTTAAGCCATAATTCAAAGACTCTTGAAAGAAACTTATTCCGTGTATTCCTTTTATCCATAATACTTTCATTATAGCTATCTTCAAGCCTTTTGGAGACATATACTGCCCTCCCTCACTTCTTGGCTGTAAACCCTTTCTTTTAATAAATGAACCTATTCCCTTAGACATACCACCTTTCTTACCTGAGCCACTACCGTACTTATAAGGACTATCTTTTCTTTTACCTTCCCAAGTTATATAGTGCCTTCTTCCACTCCACTTCCCTTTATGGTCTCCTGACTTAATTTCTCCACCTATTCCTTTAACTCCTTTATCTTGGAATGTACCATAATCAGCCATAAAGAATTGAACTGAAACGCCACTTTCATCTTCTACTAATTCAAATTTTATAGATTTTTCTAAGTTACCTCCACCCTTTCCACCTGCTTTAAGGTTCGACTTAGCTCTTTTAACAACTTGTTTACCAAAGCTATTCAAGTACCTTTCTATATTGGTTGTTTTCACTATTCTACTCCAACGAATACTTCTACTCTAGCAGTAACTGCTGTAGTCGGTTGTACTTGTAAAGAAGCAAGATTTAACATAGTTCCAAAAGAAGGAGCGCCTACTTGACCTAAAGCAATTACATCACCTGAATATAGAACGTGAGAACCACCTGCTCTTACTGTTACTGTATAACTTGAAGTAGTAGTCTGTACCGCTAGCTCAATATCTACTTCTTTTTCTAAGTTGGTTACCCTTACATATTTAGTTCTATCGACATCAATAGCTCCTGGTGAAGTTGATGGTAGTGTATCAAATACTGCTACTGTAGTTACAACACTTGCGGTGCAAGTTACTACCCTTTCAAATACATCATTGATTTCTGTTGTCGTTAAAGAATTAACAGAACCTCTAAGGCTTCCATTAATTGTTACTGTTTCGCTAATTGTTGTTACTAAGTCTGCCATAATTTTATAAGTTTATTGTTATTTTAAATTTCTTCCATCCTATTTGTATTATCATTTTCCATATCTTGAACTTGAACATTAGTAACCTGCTCCCCTTGTACTTACAGGAATGTCACAAGTTTGGAAGTCAT